TCTTGCCTGTGGGCTACCTGTAGAGTTCCACTCATACATGTGGTGAAGCATTTGTGGGTTTGCTCTAGCGTTTGAGTCTACATACTGTTTTAAGATTTCTATAGTCTGAACTCCAATATTTTTTAAAAGCACGGACTTTCCAGACTGAGCACCTTCAAGAAATCCAATGGAATATTTCATAACATTGTTCATTTCTTTCATAAATGTTTTTGAGTCTAGGGTTACCTTTATCATACGTCTACCCCCTGGTTTTCTGATCTTCTAATCACAAGAGAATAGTGTTCGATTCTTCCGAATGGGCCAACAAAGGGATCGTAGGCTGCTACTTCAAAAATTGTAGACTTTCCAGAACGTGGTCCTGCAGTTTCTTTATAGATGTGCTCACCATTTGAAGTTCTAATATTTGTAATGATTACGTTTGTGATAGCGTTTCTGTCGTCAAGGCTTGAGATTCTAACGTCAGTCTTTGTTCTGCCAATAAGAATCATCTCTTTAGTAATGTTTACATTTGGCTTAACGTCTTCGCCACCTGCATTACCGCTAGCATTAAAGTTGCAGCAAATGCTTCTATCTAAAACCCAAGTCTTTTTTACGTTTCCGTAGGCACCTTGCTCTGTCAGTGGGTAGTAGATATCTGCAAGCAGTGGAAAAACAAAATCGGTAGATTCGCAGGTGGTCATTAGAGCACCCCAACTCTAGTAATAGACTTCAAATACTTGTCTAGCATTTTGTCTACTACTAAATTACCTGTTCCTTCTAGCATTTTCTTGTCGAACTGAATTCTAAACTGATCGGTGTTGTATGTTGTAATATATTTCTGGTAGTAGTCAAGTCTTCCACACTTTAGATCATCAATAAGCATTTCTGTTGCTTTTGCTACCTGGCTAGGAATGTTCTTGGGACCAACATCTAGAACAAAGATATAGTCATTTCCTCTTACGAATGTTCCATAATTTCTAGAGTCGTAGATATAGTCTCCTCTTGACACAGGCAATTGAGGGCTTTCTGTCGTGATTATATCTGTCTGCTCCGTAAATACTTTTACAAGAGCACTTTTATCTAGCGTTACTGCGTAATCAAATACGTTTTCGTCTGGAGTTGCCACGTCAAAAACCAGGACATTGTTCTCATAGACCTTCAGGACTTTGTTAACATCTTTCCATATAGACATGTAGTCAAGTCCGTTTCCAGTTACGTCGTATACCGTCTTTTTATTATAAAAGTCTGTGTTATCTAGATAAGAGTCTATAATTGCTCTAGCAATCATCTCGTATTTGGTATACTCTGCAATTTCTGATGCGGTAGTTCCAAGAGTTGTTGGGTCTACATATGGTCTAATCACAGATACAATTTCTGTTGTTCCAGCAATAGATATTTCATAGTCTCCATCTATGCCTGCTGGCAAAGAGATGGTCATAACATCTTCAGCATCTTCTACTGTAAGAGTTCCTTCGGTAATTGAGTTATCCGCCAAATCAACTACTGTATAGTCGTAGTCGTCTGGGTCCAGACCACTTACCTTATAAACGATTTGATTTGACGGAATCCTCAATATTTCCATTTAGAGACCGAACTCCTTGGCAACTTCTTCTGGAGTTGCAGGGCGGATGTGATTGCGTGTAAGCCACTTTTCTGCGTGTTCTGGCAAAACAATGTTGTATCCACGATAGACTGATCCAACACCATTCCAAGAAGCGTTCTTTGAAGAGTGAATGGCAACCTTTTCTGGCTTGCCCTCTTTCTTCACTGTGGTAAGTTTTGGATTCTTTGCAGCCTTTGCTGGCTTTGTAGATGTTCCTACGACATTGTTTTCAACTGATTCTACTGTTGTCTTTTCTGCCTTTGGCTCTGGAAGGGTTACAACCTCTTCCTTCTTTTCTTCTACGACCTCATCTTGGTCTAGATCGACCAATACGTCTTCAACATTTTCATCGGCAAACGATAGATCTACGTCTTGCTTGTCTTCTGACAAAAATGAGAAAAGGTTTTCTTTGTTATTAATTTCTGACATAATAACCTCCTAAACAATAATTATAACAGATAAAAATTAAAAAGAGGGCAGGGCCTAAGCCCTGCCCCCTCTTAAGAGTGTTTCAGACTATGAGTCTGAACCATCAGCGTCAGCGAATGCTACTGCATCCTCTTCTTCCCACTGTACACCAAAACGGACGAATACTGTGTATTCAATTGTGTCCTTCTTTGGCTTGTACTCACGGTTTACGGTGATGTCTCTCTGGAAACCCCAAATACGGTTCTGAGGGAATGTAAGGTCTACATAACCTGCAGGGTAGTAAGGAACTTCCTGTACGTCAATTCCGAGAACACGAGTTGTACGTGCTCCACCGAATGTCTGTCCAGTACCATCTAGGTAAGCCTGACGGTTCTGCTGAGTTGATCCTGGAGTCATTCCTGCGAATGCCTCAGCAACTGCGTCAGCAAGTGTACCGTTGTGCTTGATGATTCCCTGGAATGCGTCAGTACCAGCGTAGAACTTAAGGTTGTTCTTAAGTGCACGGTACTTACGTGGCATTGCCAAGATGATGTCCTGCATGACCTCTGGGGTCCAAGCGTTGTCGCTTACAGTAACAACTGACTCGTGTGCATCTCCGTTGGTCTTAACACGGTTTACGAAACCTTCCATAATTCCTAGGAACGCTCCGTCTCCTGAGTTACCAGTACCGTTGATCGCTAGATCTTCGATGTCATTCGCAAATGCGTTTGTCATCAAACGTACTAGGTGGTCCTCAAGAGCACCTCCTTCAATACCGTCTTCTAGTGCTTCAGCAGAAACTTCCCAGTCAAGACGAATCTTCTTGGTTGTAAGTTCTACCTTTGTGAATGATGCACCAGCGTTAGTGTAGTCACCAACAGCCTGTGCAGCAGCACGAATAACACGCTCTCCTACGTTAACTTTTTCAAGTTCCATAGTGTTTGCTCTCATGGTCACACGGCGACCGTCCTTGGCGAGTACAGTAGCATCCCATACGTAATCAATGAAACGTCTTGCCTGCTCTGGACGAAGGATACCGCTACCTGCTTCACCCGAAGGGTTAACAGCGTTTGCACCATTTGTCACACCTGTCAATGCAGTTGGAATGTTTCCGATTGCACCGTCATTTGCGTAATTACCTGGAACGTTGGTACCATCTTCTGAACCTGATGCAAATGCACCCTGTCCTTGGTATAGACCAGGAGCAGTTCCTCCTAGGTTACCAGAAGTTCCTGGTTGATTTTTAATAATTTCTTTTTCCGACATATTGTTCACCTCCTAAAGTGATTTTAATTTATTTGAATAAATCGGCAGTTTTGAGGAAACGACCGCCCCATAGGGATTTCTGAACCTGTTCTGGTTCAGTTTCCTGTACGATCTCACCAAGATCGCCAGACTTGCGGAAAGCGGTGTCTGCCTCTACAGCGTCCACTCTCTTTCCAAATTCGTTAAACACGTCTTTGCTAGCAGTTACCTCATCTTTTACTGCTGCAATTGACTTGTGTAGTTCTGCAATTTGTTCGGCTTGTGCCTGAACTACTGCAGTTAGATCGCTAAAGGCTTTTGTAACGGTGTCCTTGACATCTGCGATTGCAGTTTCAAGAACCTCGTCTGACTTAGCAACAGGCTCAATAACTTCTTCTTCCGACATTCTGGTGTCGCCATCTTCTTTAGGCTGCATGGCCTCTTCCAATGGAACAACAGTTGTCTCTACAGACTTTTCAACGTCTGCATCTTCAGTTACTTCTTCGCTTGTTTCTGCCTCTGGAGCGACCTGTGATTCTTCAACTGTAGTTTCTTCGACGACTGCTTCTTCAGCAACCACTTCAACTACTTCATTTGTTGTGTCAGTCATAGGACTTACCTCCTTGTTAATCTTAGATGTACTAATGCCTTTAGCACTATCAACTAAGAACTTTATCATATCTGTTTTTTCGTTATCATTTTTTTCAACGAAACCTATATTTTGCATTGGCTGTCCAGATGTTGGGCTATTCTCAACTTCATTTTCAGACATCATTACGACACCTGATTATGGATCCCAGAATACATTTTCAATCTCTACGTTTACAGACTCTCCATTGAGAGTTTGAACACCATCAACCTTTTCAACTGATAGGATGTTTGCGAATTGGTTTGCTGGGGTATCTACTAGAGATAGTTCAAAAAGATCGTAGTCTTTAATAACACGAATTTGAGAATCCATCTTCTCGTCATAGGCATCATCCCAGTTGTTCATTTTACCGCCAATAGAAAAACCTGAAAGGGTACCATCAAGTACCTTCTCCCAGGTTGTTTGTGCACCCTTTGAAACATATGCAGATACATATACTCCACTATAAAACTTCTTTGTTTCAGGGTCAAAATATTTGTCCTCTTTGAACGCTACCATCTTGCCAACAGCGATTGGCTGGTGCATTTCACGGATGTTGCCACGGAACTTTGAGAATGCCTTCATAGAGGCTTCAGATGTGACAATGTCAGACTGGCGGTCAACGTTATCAAGCGTTGCAAAGCCAGAAACGATTCTTCGTTCTTTATCTACTTTACTGAACGGCATCGAAAGTCGAACGTTGTCGCCTTCGGTGTTCCAGTGTA